AAAAAAATGGCTGATTTCTCGTTAACCACCCTTTTTGTAGTTCCAGTAGGGCAAACTTCGCTCCCTAGCACTGGTTCTACTCAGGATCTAACTGCTGGTCAAGTTGGTTTCTTCAGAAACGATTATAGTGTGGCTACAGCTGGCAATATTGCTGCTGCCCCATACTTCTATGTAGCTCAAGGTAGACAAAACACCTACCTACAAGGCTCTAAGCGTTCTGATAAAATCAAGGGTTGTCCTTCTGGTTCAGGTTGCTCTTCTAACGTAACTGAATGGTACAAAGTATCAGGTTGCGGTACTCCTGCTGTCCAAATCACTGATGTGACTAATTGGAACGTACAGTGTGGAGAAGTTGTGACTCTTACATTAAGAGGTCACTCTAGTTATCTTGACACCTTGTACTTCAACGGTTTCACCCGTTCAGTAACTGTACAAGCTCCTTGCTGTGATTGTGGTGCTGATCCTTGCGCTGACGTTAACACTAACGCATTGATCAACCAGTTCATTTTCCAATTGAACCTTGCAGCTCCTGGTAACAACCCTGACAACATTACATTGTCTGATTTCTATACTTTCGAAAACGTAGGTGGAACTATCCTTCGTATTTCTGGTAAGCCTCTTACTAAGTATGGCCAGCCTTGTGATATTGCTGCATTCCCTTGGGAATATGACAGAATGTACTTCCGTACTTTCGTATACCAAGGTCCTGCCACCACTGCTGATTTCATCGTTGCTGACAACTGTGATATCGTAGCTAACCCTGTTGTTGTTCAGAGATCTTCTTACCCAACTGGTACTGCTGAAGAAATTGCTCAACTTGAGAAGAACTTCTACAGCTATCAGGCTGGTTACTTGAAGCATTTGTTCAGAATGAATGGATACAACGAGAACTTTGAGACTTATGTAAGCACTGGTGTTATTTACAACACTTATTACATCAAGTTCAACCAGTTCGATCGTTCTGCTTATCAGTGGGGTGATTACATCTATGAGGATAGCATGGTGATTGTTGCTGTTCCTAACGCTGCCACTCCAGGTAACGCTGGTATTTCTGCTGCTGTTGAAGCTGTGCTTGAAGCTGCTCTTGGTACTGTACTTGATAACAATGCTTGTATCACTACAACTACCACTACCACTTCTACACCTCCAACAACTACTACCACTACTAGCACTTTGATTCCTTAATAGTAGGTAAGTTAAAATTTCTACAACCTATGCCAGAGGGTGAGAGGATTAGTTCTCAAAATCCTCTGGCATTTTATTTATAACTCCCATGCCAACTTTGAATTTAGATATTCTTGTAGTGCCAACATACAACACGCTAACAATGGCTGTTGCTGACGCATCTACGTATCCAACTACACCACCAAATGTTACATCTCCATCTATTGAGATAAATGTTCCCAACTTTGGCATAGTTAATATTCCATTTGTTGTTAATTCGTTGAATGTATTTACAAGTGTTAACTTAGGAATTTCAACAGTTACTAACGACCCACTTCCTGATGGCATCTACTATCTAAAGTATTCAGTGGCTCCAGCAAACGTAAACTTTGTTGAAAGAACCATCATGCGTGTAGAAAGACTTCAAGAGAAGTTTGATGGAGCATTCATGAGACTTGACATGATGGAGTGTGATAGAGCAATTAAGACACAATCTAAGGTGGAGCTTACAACTATATCATTCTTTATTAACGGGGCTATAGCAGCTGCAAATAATTGTGCTACAGTTGAAGCAAATAGATTGTATCTTCAAGCTGACAAAATGCTGAACAATTTCTTAAGAAACAACTGTGGATGTTCAGGAAATAATTATGCAACAGTAACAACCTATTATTAATATGGCAAAGTGTTCAAGATGTGGAGCAAGTGTTGGGTGTGGATGCAATCTGAAAAATGGATTGTGTGCATTTTGTGCACAGAAGAAAAAAGATGAAATCACAGTTGTTCCACCATCAGATAAAAACTAAAAGATATGTTACAACCTAGATTAACGTCTTGTCCTGAATGCGTTGAAATTCCAACATTGTTGCAGGATATCGAATGTAAGATTACAGAAGTTGCAAAAAATCTTTACAACAACACTGTGTTTGCATTGAATATGCCTGTTCCATTTACAACATTGATAGATCTTCTAAATTATAGAAGAATCTTGACATATAAGTATTGTAACCCAGATTACGCTAGTCAATTTAGCGTATGTCAAATAGCTAGTAAAGTAAAACTTCTAAAATATAAATAAATGAGCTGCTCTAATTGCTTTAATGGATGCACTGAAATCATATCTGATCAGTGCGTAAGATATACAGGATTTAATATTCCTGCTCTGGGTATTTCCAATGGTGATACTCTTGCTAATGTTGAATTACAAATTTCAACATTCATAATAGATCTGTCTACTGGTAATGGGATTATTCCTGTTATCAATCCAGCTGATCTTTGCGCATTGGTGAGTGGTTTTCTTCCAGTGTCTGGTGAAATAACACTTAATGATGTTATATCAGCATTAATTCGATCAATTTGCTCTTTGAAAACCAGTGTTACAGCAATTGAATCAACACTCACCACCCTTAACGCCAATTACACAATTGGATGTCTTACAGGTGTAACAGCATCGTCTGATACACATGATATTCTCCAAGCAGCTATTAATAAACTGTGCTCAACAGCTACTGATCTAACAGCACTAGAGCTTGATGTTGATACAAACTATGTTAAACTGGCTGACTTAAATGCGCTTATTCAAGCATATTTGGATAGCATTGCTCCATCTAGCTTGTATAAGAACAAAATGGTACCATACATTGCGTATGAATACTATGGTCCTATTACAGGCTTTGATATTACAGGAGCAGGCTCTGGTTTGTTTGCAAACGTATATTTGTGTAATGGTAGCAATGGTACACCAGACAAGAGAGGACGTGTTGCTGTAGGAACTACAGATGGAACTATGGCTGGTACAATAACAATGAGTTCTATAGTTAATCCATCTACACCAGGTAATCCAAGTTATTCACTTAATGGTTTAGCAGGTGCGAATAATGTTACTTTGACAACAAGTCAAATTCCTTCGCACACGCACACAGCTACAGCTACATCAACAGCTGCTCCTCACAGTCACTTTATTGCTAAAAGTGGTGCACAAGATGGAGACTTAGATGCTGTAAGTCCTCTTGATACTTTGTGGGATGCTGGAGATAACTACTCTTACAATCTTAAAAAGACACCAGGAACTGCTAACCTAGGGCCAACTAATAACGCAACAGTAACTGTCACTACTAGTGTAGTTGTTGATGCAGCAGGTGATGGGTTATCTCACAATAACATCCAACCTACAATTGGTGCTTATTATATCATGTACATCCCATAAAATATGCCATTCAATACTAATTGCCCAGGATGCGGATCTTTAGGTCCATGTGGTTGCAGCGGTGACCATTGTGAATTTGTTTCTTCTGAAAATGTAAAATATATAGGACCAAACCTAGCAGGAACAGGAATACAAAGCTGTGATAATCTCACAGTTGCTTTACAGAAGATTGACAATGCAATTGCTATTATAGAAGCACAGATTTCTCCAACACCACCTACAACAACCACAACCAGTACATCAGCTGGTCCAACAACTAGCACAACTAGTACAACAACTACAGGACCTGGATTTTATTCTTGGTATTTAGGGGGACTGGCAAATATTGCAAATCCATGCACATCAGCTATACTATTACCTATATTGTATACATCTGTTCCTGTACTAGCAAATGGCGTAGTTTTATATACCAACAGTGGTTTGACAACTACTTATAGTGGATATATTTACATAACCAATTTGAGCACTAAGTGGACAGTATCAAGTGGGGGAGTGTTGAGTGCAGCAACTTCTTGCTAGTAACACATAAATTAAAAGTTTGTGTGTATCTATAAACTAAATTCAAATAAACTTTACTTTATTGGTTTTGTAGAGTTTCTCCCAGGCATTTAATGTCTGGGAGTTTTTATTTGGAAAAATGATTAAATTTGAGTACATATAACTCTGAAAATCAGCAACACAAGATGTCAACATTAAGAAAGCTAGTCTCTGACGTTAGGAGCACGCACAAAATCATATCAACAGATAGTCTCATCACAGACAGAGCAATTGCCTCTGAAGTGCGGAATAATGCACTATTGTTGATAAAAAGAGAAACCAATCTTAGAAAACTCTGGGCAACAGATACACTTTTTACAACAATTCCATGTTTGGAAATGTGTGAAGTGCCCATCTCAGAATGCTGTAATTATGCAGATCCTTGCTCTGTTGCAAGATCAACATATCAACTTCCTAGAATATCTGAAGGAAATTATCAATATGTTATCCAGGGTGTTTATTCAATAAACGCAATGTCTGGACAAGGCACTAAGATAAAAGAGATAACTGTCAATCGTTATCTCAACCTATTAAAACTTCCTGTTATTAAAAAAGAACAGTATTTCTGGATTTCAAATGGTTATCTTTATGTCAGCAATCCAGCACTACAGGCTGTTAGGTTTGTAGCTCTGTTTGAAGAAGATGTCCCTAATGATATCATGTACCCAGAGTGCGGATGCGGAACTCCAAGCTACACCACTGATCAACTATGTCAGAATCCTTTGGATAAAGAGTTTGCTCTTCCAGGATATCTAGAGAAGCAAGTGCTTGATTTAACATCACAGAAACTACTTCAAAGCTATTTCAACCTGAAAACTGACATGACTGATGATGGAATAGATGGTCAATCACCAAACTCACCACAGTTTAGATGAGAGTAGCAAAAGATTGGCGAAGTGCCTCAAAAGAAAACTACAAGAATTTCAAGAGTGAGAAACCTGAAATAGACATCTCCTTCGAAGACTGGAAGAAGATTGTCTATGGGTTTAATAAAATGTTTACTGAACACATGCTTGAGACAGGAGAGAAGATAAAACTTCCAAATGGCTTAGGAGAGTTTGCAGTGAATAAAAAGAAAAGAGTGAGAGTTACAGTGGTTGATGGTAAAG